TATAAGAGATGGCATATAGTTATACAAGACAAAGTAGTTTTAGTGATGGAGACACCATTACTGCTGCACTGTTTAACAATGAATACAACCAATTAGTAAACGCATTTGCATATCATGCAAGTACTGTAGGTTCTACAGGACATAGGCATGACGGCACAGCAGGACACGGCGGTAATATACACACCATAGGTGACTTAGACTTTTTAAATAAGATTGTTGCAGATAGTACTAATAATCGTTGGGGAGTCTTTGTAGAAGTATCTAGTTCCGCAGTAGAGCAAATTAGAATAGCTGATGGTGTTGTATCACCAGTTACAGATAGTGATGTAGATTTAGGAACAAGTTCATTATACTTTAAGAATGCATATATAGATACAATTACAACTACTGGAGCTATCACAGGTTCAAGCACAATACAAGGTACTACAATCACAGCTACTACAGCTTTTGTTCCTGATGCATCTGATGGTGCAGCACTAGGTACAAGCGCATTAGAGTTCTCAGATTTATTCTTAGCCGATGGTGCAGTAATAAATTTCGGTGATGATCAAGATGTATCACTCACACACGTAGCCGATACAGGCTTACTTCTTTCAAGTACTGACCAACTCCAATTCGGAGATAGTGGAACATACATATACCAAAGCGCAGACGGAGTACTAGACTTAGTATCTGATACAGAGATTGAAATCAATGCTACTACTATAGACATCAACGGTGCGGCAGACGTATCAGGTAACTTAGCAGTTGGTGGAAACTTAACAGTTACTGGTAATGCTACAATATCAGGTAATCTTACTTTTGGTGACGCAGCTTCTGATACAGTAGCTTTTAGTGCTGACGTTGCTTCTAATCTTTTGCCAAGTGCTGATAATACATACGACATAGGTGCTTCAGGTTCTGAGTGGAAAGATTTATACATAGATGGTACAGCAAACATAGATAGTTTAGTAGCTGATACTGCTGATATTAATGGCGGAACTGTAGACGGAGCAATCATTGGTGGTTCAAGTGCAGCCGCAATTACTGGTACAGCTATTACAGGTACAAGTTTTGTAATAGGTTCAGCAGACATATCCGAAGCAGAACTAGAAACAATTGATGGTATAACTGCTGGTACAGTAATAGCAAGTAAAGCTATTGTCACAGATTCAAACATAGATATTACTGGTGGTAGAAACATAACCATTAGTGGTGAACTTGATGCAGCTACACTAGATATAAGTGGTAATGCAGACATAGACGGAACCTTAGAAGCCGATGCATATACAGTAGACGGAACAGCATTAAATGAATATATAGCTGATACTGTCGGTGCTATGGTTGGTTCTAACACAGAGACAAATATCACAGTAACTTACGAAGACGGAGACAACACACTAG